TATCAAAGGGCATCATACAGGCGAAGCGACTGGCAACTTGTAGGTGGGCAAATGACAAACATAGATGGATATAACAGATATAACGAAACGACTTTTAACTATGCTATTCAGCATAAGGATAAATATAAGCTTATTAGCGATTGGGTTAGCGAACAAGATTATTCGTGGTTGGCTCAACTTGTATCAAGTCCTATTGTTTATATGGAAGTACTTGGTGCTTATTTCCCTGTTACCATAACCACAACTAATTACGACTACAAGTTAGAAAGTGCAGACAAATTATTTAACTTTGAAATAGAGGTTGAAGTAGGTAAATACTTAACAAGCCAATTTAGATAATGATTAGTACTGAGATATACATCGAGGAAAGGAAGATTGATTTATTGCAGGATATATCTACCGAGTTTACTTATGCCATTGACGATGTGAGTGAGTTCGGTAGTCGCAATACTTCTTTTAGTAAGACAATAAGCATACCAGGAACGGCAACTAATAACTTGGTATTTGGTTACATCTTTGAACTTAACAATGCTAATTTTACAGATAATACCTTACCAAACGTAGGTTATAACTTTAACGTAACTAAACAAGCTAACTGTAAAATATTTATTGATAAGGTGCAGATATTCAAAGGCACTTTAAGAATATTAGAGATAGTAATAGACAAAGAAACTATTGAATACCAGTGCAGCGTGTTTGGGGAACTTGGTGGGTTTATTAACCAATTAGGAAATAAGCGTTTAGAAGATTTAGATTTTAGTGCTTACAATCATACTTATAGTGTAGCTAATATTAGTGCGAGTTGGGATAATGCAGGTGGTTCTGGTTACTATTACCCTTTAATTGATTACGGAAACGTAAGTACGGGAACATACGGAACGGCTAAAAAGGACTTCCAATACACAACTTTTAGACCTGCTTTATATGTTAAGGAGTATATACAAAAAATATTTGCAGGTACAGATTATACCTTTAGTTGCCCGTTCTTTAATAGTGCTTTATTTAATAGGCTAATTATACCGCATAACCAAACGACTATTACGGCTTTAAACAATACAAGTTTAAACGCAGCAGCTAAAGTAATGACTATTAACACTAATCTAAGTCCTTATGCTGAATTTACAATGGTTGCAGCAGGTAGTTTTACGCTTGACGGATTAGGGCAAGTTTTTACTTATACGGGTACGCCTACAATTACAACAAATGTAGAATTAACGCTTCGTGGAGATGTTACTTTTTTCAATCCAAGTTTGCCTAACTATTCTGTAATATTAAAAAAGAATGGTAATGAAATAGGCAGACAAAACTTTGATGCAAGTGTTAATACCTTTATGGATTGCAACTTTACAATTAGCGGTGTAAATTTTGCTACTAACGATACAATGCAGGTTGAGGTTTTAGGTAACGGAATTATCATAGGCGTAATTATGGGCGAGGTTAAACTTACTACAAGCACACCTACGCAAGTACAAATTAACTTAGGCGAAACAATAACAATAAACGATACTATTCCTAAAGGTATATTCCAAAGAGATTTCTTTATGAGCATTGTTAAAATGTTTAACCTTTATGTTTATGAGAATAAATTTAACGACAAGGAACTTGTTATTAGTCCGTATGTGGATTTTTATCCTACTACTTCAGCTACGGCAGAAGATTGGACTAACAAAATAGACAGGGCAAAACCATTAAGTATTAAGCCAATGAGTGAGATTAATGCTCGTTACTATAACTACAAGTTTAAAACAGATAATGACTTCTACGGGGAAAACTATCGCAAGAAGTACACTGAAGGGTATGGCGATTTTATTTACGATACTGAATTTGACTTTGTAAAAGAAACAGATGTTTTAGAAGTTATATTTGCTGCATCTACTTTATACCAAGCAACAGGTCAAGACAAAGTATTCCCTGCAATTTATAAGAAGTCAAATACTAATAGTGCCGAGGATAGAATGGATAGCATTATAAGAATTATGCAAACAAAGAAGATAACGGGCGTAGGTAGTTGGAACATTATGAACACAACTACGAACTTAGCTACTTATACAAGCTATGGTTATGCAGGGCATTTAGACGACCCAATTAACCCTACTAATGACATAAACTTTGGCGCACCTAAAGAGATACAATTTAGACCTAATAGCTATCCGACTACTAATGTATTCAACGCATTTCATAGTCCTTACCTTGCTGAGATAACAAGCAAAGATAGTAAGCTATTAACTTGCTTTGGTTTACTTGATATAGTAGACATTTTCAATTTAGATTTTAGTAAGTACATCTGGATAGACGGGGTATTGTTTAGGCTTAATAAAGTTGAAAACTTTAACCCAATGGAATACAACACAACTAAGTTATCCTTTTTAAAGGTAATAGATACATCATATAATTAAAGAATAATGGCACAAGAGAACGTAGGTATAAATATTAACGTACAAGGCAACGCAGTTGAATCAATAGGTAACGTTAAAAAAGCATTAAAGGAAGCGAATGCAGAATTAATAAACGCACAAGCTAATTTTGGCGATTACTCAAAACAAGCTATTGAAGCAGCTAAAAAAGTAGCTGGTTTAAGAGACCAGATTAGTGAAGCAAGGGAAACGGCTGACTTGTTTGACCCAGGTAAAAAGTTTCAAGCACTTGCTGGAGTAGCAAATGCTGCTGCTGGTGGTTTTACTGCCGTACAAGGTGCGCTTGGTTTATTAGGTGTGGAAAGTGAGTCAGTAGAAAAAACTTTATTGAAAGTACAATCTGCTTTAGCGTTATCGCAGGGACTATCTACTATTACAGATGCTGCAAAAGATTTTAAAAGATTTGGTACTATTGCATCGGGTGCTTTTGATTCAATAAAAAAAGGAGCAGCTAATGCTTTTAAATCTATTAAAGCAGGTCTTGCTTCAACTGGTATCGGTCTTTTAGTTATTGCACTTGGTTCGATTGTTGCTTATTGGGACGACATTAAAGAATTGGTAGGCGGTGTAAGTAGTGAACAAGAAGAATTAAATAAGTTAGCTCAAGAAAATATAGAAAAAGCTGAAGAAAAATTAGACACATTAGATTCGCAAACAAACCAACTTAGATTACAAGGCAAAAGCGAAAGGGAGATTTTAAATTTAAAAATTGCTGAAACTAAAGAAGCTATAAAAGCTGCGGAAGTAGGAGTAGCTAATGCTAAGGCTACTAAAGAGATGCAAATACAGGCATCAAGAAGAAATAGAGAAATATTATTAGGGGTTATTAATTTTATAAGTACTCCTATTAAATATATATTAGGTGCGGTTGATAGTATAGGTAAAGCATTAGGCAAAGATTTTGGGTTAGTAGCTTCGCAACAAAAGGCAAATCAAATGATGGCGAATTATGTCTTTGACCCTGCGGAAACTGCAAAAGAAGGCGATAAGGCAATTGCAGAAGCTGAAAAAGTACTAAATAAGTTTAACGAACAAAAGGCAACTTCTATAATAGCTTTAAGAAATTTAGATAAACAAGGAGCTTCAGAAGCTGAAAAGTTAAGAAAAGACAAAGAGGCAAAAGAAAAAGAAGCACAACAAATTTTAGCAGAAGCTAATAAAAAACTAAAAACAGAACAAGAGCAAGAGTTATTAAAAGTAACAGAAGATTATGCTGAAAAGAAAAAGAAATTAGAATTAGCAGGTGTAAAGGACAATGGTGATTTAGCAGCAGCAGAACAAAAGGAAAGACAAGCAATAATAGATAAATATGCTAATGAAGCAAAAGAATTAAAAGAGAAAAACGATAAAGAGGCAAAAGACAAAGAAGCTGCATTTCAAAAAGAATTAAATAAAATTATTCTTGAAACAAAGTTAGCTGGTATTGCAGACGAAAACGAAAAGGCAAGAACAGAATTACTTGCAAGTTATGAGCAACAAAGACAAGATATAGAAGCCAATGAAAATTTAACTGCTGAACAAAAAAGCAGTTTAAAAATAGCATTAGCAACTAAAGAAAAACAAGCACTTGATGATTTACAATTAACAGAAGATAAAAGATTAGCTGAAAAGGAATTAGCTGACTTAGATGCAAGATTAGCTAAAAATGAAACTGATTTACAAATAGAAAAGGACTTATTAGACCAAAAAGATATTTTATTAAAAGATGCATTTAATAAAAAATTAATAACAGAAGAACAATATACTGCAGGAGTTGAAGCTAATGCAAAAGCCAGAACTGAAATAGACAAAAAAGAAGCGGATGCAAAAATGCAGCTTATTCAAATGGTTGGACAAGCTTTAACACAAGCAGCAGATATTGCAGGTAAAGAAACGGCAGCAGGTAAAACATTAGCGGTTGCAGGTGCTTTAATTAATACTTATCAAGGTATTGCAGCAGGTGTTAAATTAGGATTTCCTTTAGCAATCCCAGCAGTAGCTATGGCAGCTATGACAGGTTTTGGTGCGGTTAAAAATATATTAGCAGTTAAAACACCTGGAGCCTCAGGCGGTGCAAGTGCAGGTAATATGACTGTTCCAAATGTTTCGGCAGCAGCACCAATAGCACCTGCACAACCTCAAGCAGCAACAACAAATCTAAGTAACCAAACTATTAACGCGATAGGTAACCAAGCCATTAGAAGCTATGTTGTGGAAAGCGATGTAACGAGTAACCAACAAAGGATTGCAGCTATTCAGCAAAGAGCAAGGTTTGGTTAAATGATAACAATTTAAAACACTTAATATTTAAGATTATGGACTTACCTGTTTATTTATTAGACATTAGCGAGGATATGAATGACGATGCCGAGGTCGATTATGTGGCACTCGTAGACAAACCTGCTATTCAAAAGAATTGGAATGCCTTTAAAAACCAACAACGCTTTGAAGTGGTTAGCGAAGATAAGCGTATTATTTCGGGGCCTCTTATGTTGTCTGATGTACCTATTTTTCGCAGCGATGCTACTTATGGCGATTACTATGTGGTCTTTTCTAAAGATACAATATTTAAGATTGCTCAAAAGTTTTTCAAAAGAGGCTACCAATCAAACGTAAACTTAATGCATTCTCCTGACCAACAGGTTGAAGGGGTTACTATGTTTGAAAGCTTTATAACAGATTCAAGCAGGGGCATACAACCAATGAAGGGTTTTGAAGATGCACCAGACGGGTCTTGGTTTGGCTCGTTTAAAGTAGACAACGAAGGTGTTTGGAATGATGTTAAAGAGGGCAAATTTAAAGGCTTTAGTGTAGAGGGGTTATTTACCTACAAGACAAAGCCGACTAAAGAACAAGAACTTATGAATGCAATAAAGGAAATATTGCAACGAGTTAAATGATAAACAAAATCTTTTATTAATATTTAAACAAAAAGAATGATGAACGCAAAAGATGCAATTATGCAAATTAGGGCTTTATTCGAAGATATGCCACAAGTAGAGGCTCCGGCTCCTATTGAAGCACCTATCGAAGAAGTACCTGTTACATTCGCGGAATATAGCCTTATGGACGGAACGAAGGTTATGATTAGCGAATTAGCTATCGGTGGCGAAGTTACTTTAGCAGACGGAAGTCCTGCTCCTGTTGGCGAACACCAATTAGCAGACGGCACTAAAATTGTTTTAGACGAAGCCGCTAAAATCTTATCTATTGAAACACCAGAAGCAGAAGCTAAAGAAGCTGAAGAAAACCCTGCAGAATTAGGTAAAAAGTATGATGAGAAAATGGCTGACGAAATCGCTGCTTTAGTTAGCGAAAATCAATCACTTAAAACACAAGTAGCACAATTAGAATCAAAAGTTAAGAATGGCTTTAGTCAAGTAGCTGAATTAATAGAAGCACTTACTAAGACACCTAACGCTGAACCTATTGCGCAACCAAGAAACAACTTTGGTTCTAACGTAACTACTCATAATATGAAGTACGATAGAATTGAGAAATTTAGAAACGCTTTATTAAACAAATAAAAATAAAATAAAATGGGATTTGATGTATCTGCATTAGCAAACTATACAAAAGAAAACGAAGCTCTAC